CTTGTTCGAAACCTGTTGTCGCTCCGTTTGCTAATTGTGGTGGATTTGGTGATGGGATAGATGGACAACCTAACGGTATTGGTATGTCATTTTCTGGTGATTCTGCATATACGTTTATTAATGAGATGACCGGTAATACCAAGATATTTGGTCCTTTGCCGAAAACTGTTCCTGATTGGATTCGATGGCAAAAGAAAGTATGTGAATATTTCCATATTGTTGAATGGGACTGGTCAAAATGGGATATTACAGCTTGTTCTACATTAATATCATTGATATTGAAGAAGTTATTTTCTAAATATCGTATCCGCGTTAATCCACCTCCTAATTGCAAGAATCCTGAAGAATATCCTGATCCTAATTCTCATGAATATCATGTTCATCGATTTTTCCGATTGATTCTTTGGAGGATTATTGAAGTTGCAATTGTCAAGATTATGTCTTCCCCGTGTGGTGGGGATTTCTATTATGTTATGAATGGCATGTCGAGTGGAAAATATATTACTTCAATAATTAATACTTTTCTTAATGCTGTAATTACCAATTTTATATTGGCATTACATTTTGGTTTTGATAATTTGAAGAAAACTAGGAAAGCAGGAGGTGCGAACGATAAATTCTTTGGTGATGATGTCTTTCTTATGCTTGCTAAGTATGCATTTCCTGGTATCAATGCCGAAATGTTTATTAAAACTGCTAAGGATTATTTTGGAATGATAATAAAACCTGAAAATTTCAAATTTTGTGAACGATTATTTGTTGATATTAACAAGCGTTCCGACAAAAAATGTCCTACCTTTTTGAAGATGCAGTTCAATTTGGTTAATTGTCCTCAATGTGAAATTCCGCATGTTGCTTGGTTTAGGAATTCTGATTTAATAATTCCAAAAATATTTACTAATTCCGTTGCCAGTACTACAAATGCAATATTGGTTTCCAAATTATTTTGTATAGCTTGGACTCTTGGTGTAAACAGGAAAACCTATGAATTTTGTAGGTATTTA